AGATAATAGACCTGCGCACCTACCCGGAATCACCAGAATCATTCATGAAGCGCCCCAAGCGTAAGCGCTGGGAAAGTGAGAAATACACACGATGGGTAAAGTCGCAGACATGCGCATGTTGCGGCGTGCACGCTGACGATCCTCATCACATCATCGGACACGGACAGGGGGGAATGGGAACGAAGGCGCATGATTTATTTGTGATACCGCTATGCAGAGCGCATCACGATGAACTGCACCGGGATATGAAAGCATTTGAAGCAAAATATGGCAGCCAGGTTGAGCTGCTGTTCAGGTTCCTTGATTTCGCGATTGCAGTCGGCGTGATCGGGACAGACAAAAAATAAAGTGTGTGGAGAGGATAAATATGCGTGACATTCAACTGGTTTTAGAACGTTGGGGCGGCTGGGCCGCATGTGAAGGCACTCAGGTTAGCTGGAATCCGACCAGCCCGATGTTTATTACACTGCTGCCTAAGAGTACCAGTAGTCGTCCTTCCTGCTGTGACAATGACGGTATGATTATTGATACCGCTGTAGGCATGCTGAAAAAAGTTGGCCGTTTGGATGAGCTGGATTTAATTATGGCGCACTACCGTTATGACGTTTCAAAATCAACAATAGGCCGCTGGCTCAAATGTTCGGAAGGGAAAGTGCGGCAAAAGCTGATGATCGCTGAGACGTTTATTGATGCCTGCATACTGATGACAGATGCCTCGCTTGAGATGGACGAAGCGACTCAGAAAACTATTGTCAGGAAAACCGCTTAATCTGCTTTTCGTTACGAATTTCTCTATGTAATCTGTTAAGAGTGGTAACAACGCATTGCTTCTTAAAATATAAACCTCGCCAAATGGCGGGGTTTTTAGTTTCAGTATCCTTCGTACAGCAGCTAAGTACCTCTGGCTTCCAACCAGATGACGCCGGTTCAAACACGGTAGAATGCTCCAAGCAGACTGGTCATTAAAACATGAGCGCCTCAGGGGCGCTCTGAACTTATGAGTGTGAGGATTAAGCCTTATCCAATCCTTTCCATGTCCTTCCCACTGACTCCGTTACGAGCACTGAAGGTTGTCGTTTGATCCGGTTGGCGATTGCATATGCGCGATCAAGAACTATTCCACGGGAAATGTTGGCTCGATAATTGTATTCAGCATCAGGCAGGTGATAGACAGTTCCTTTGCCACTTTTAATTGTTCGACTAAAACCAGCTTCTTCCATCTTTTCATGGAGTAAGTCGTAATCAGGATCATCACCATGTAGTTCAATGCGTACTGTAAAATTTTTCATTTCAAATCCTTGTGAGATAGAGGAGGGTAATATTCTATCAGATTATTCTCAAAGGTGGTGCGGCGAAGATTTGCTCGGCATTTGCAAAAACCTTACCCTTCAAGAGCTAAGTTATTGCGTGTGCCGCAGATAAGCGCCAGCCATCACAAATAATTTAAGGGTGAGAAGCACAGCGGTCGTGTGTTCGGCTGTTAACCGATCGGTCGCAGGTTCGAATCCTGCCTTGCTCGCCAGATATGCAAACTTAGCTGAGAAGGATTAGCATCTCCCTGAAGAGGTTGATAGGGGGGATCGTTACCACCAGTTTGAATCAAATAATCCATGTTCCCGACGGGCAAGGCGGTTAACGCTATTGCGTCAGGGGGATCATTTATAAGGGCTCGCTTCGACGGGGTTTGTCCATTTTAATAATGGCATTATGATAGCGCTCAGAATCCACGACGATGAGGAAGCACGTATGTCAAACGAAGATAATCCGGATAACCCTGTTTTCTTTACCAAAAGCGAAATTGAAAATTTCAAAGAAGATCTCTCACTTGATTTGTCTGACGAACAACTTGAGTCACGCATCGGAGAAGAAATTCAAATCGCTGAAGTTCTCGTTGATGTTGTCGAAAATACGCCTCCAGGGGTTCCAGCCGAGGTTTACCATAATTTCGCAGTTTTTGCGGATAAGAAAAACCCAACCGCGCTAATCATTTCCGGTGAATATGAAGAGCACTACTTCCGTATTCCCCGCCCAAAAGATTACTCATCCATCGAGCATACGCTGCAGGAAATCATCCAGGAGCGTCAAATCGCAGATGATCTTGAGCAGGATTGGCAAGAGCATCGCCAATGGACTGAACAAAATCATAACAATGATTAATTATTAATTAACCTTCAAAGGCTCACTTCGGTGGGCCTTTTTCTTTTTTGCGCACGCCAATCAGTCTCAACACACACTTTTGACGCCGTGGCGTCGCGCAATTCTTTTTAACGACAGTAAGCCGCCATCATCCGGGTGGCGGGAAAAGAGCATGCCTCCAGAAAAAGACCCGGGCTTTTGGGCCACAGTGCTGCTGTGGCTGTATGCCCATAAAACAGAATGGGGATATGCCGGGGTAGCAGGCATGTTTTCACTATTACGTAGTGCTTATGCAAAAAGCTCCTGGAGTAAGCGCGTTCTGGACGCTGTTTCATGCAGTGCTCTGGCGTTCTTTGCAGCGCCCACTCTGCAGGTGGTCGGAGCGCTATTCAACTGGAGCATCCCTGACGCAGCCGCACAGGTCTTCGCGGTCTACATCGGGTATGTCGGCAATGACTACATCAGCGCCAGACTGCGCGGGTGGATAGACAGAAAAGCAGGGGACACAAATGAAGGTCAGCAATAACGGCATCAGCCTCATCAAGCGCTTTGAAGGTCTGGAGCTTAAGGCTTACAAAGACAGCGTTGGCATTCTGACTATTGGATACGGGCATACCCACGCAGTTAAAGCTGGTGACGCGATCACCGGCGAACAGGCCGATGCTTTTCTTCGTAAAGATTTACAGGTGGCAGAGCTGACCATTAATACGAATGTGAAGGTAAAGCTCAATCAGGGGCAATTCGATGCGTTGGTGTCATTCGTGTTTAACCTTGGGTCCGGTAACTTCGTTAAATCGACTCTTATCAAAAAGCTCAATGCTGGTGACTATGCTGGCGCAGCTGATGAGTTCGGCAAATGGGTTAACGCCGGTGGAAAGAAGTTGCCCGGACTCGTTAAGCGCCGTGCCGCTGAAAGAGAGGTATTTCTGACATGAACCCGTCAAGCCTCATCAAAACTTTTTCACCCGTTATCGTCATCGGTCTTATCTGCCTGGCTCTCTGGATGCTCAATGCTCGCAGCTCACAGCTTGAGGCAACCAATCAGCGCCTTGAAAAGCTGGCAAACAGCAAAGACGAGCAGATTAACGACCTGCGCTCCAAGAACGATGGCCTGGCATCAAGCGTCACTGAGCTGGTTACAGCCGTTAAGCAGCAAAACGTTGTGATGAGTCAGGTCACAGAGCAGCGCGCCGTAACAGCCCAGCAGAACCGGAAACTACAGAATGAAATTAAGCGTTACCTTGCGGCGGACAAGTGTGCTGTTGCTCCTGTTCCCCCTGATGCTGCTGACCGGTTGCGCGACGCAGCAAAAGCCGCTGGTGGAGTACCGTACAGTAAAGCAGCCGCAGCTAAGCATTCCGGCAGAACTGACCAGTCAGATTGACGTGCCAGCACCACCACAGAATATGACGTTCGGCGACAGCGTAAGCCTCAATGCTGAGTTATATGGCGCTCTGGGGCAGTGCAATATTGACCGGGCAGCAATAAAAAAGCTTAAGCCAAGCACGACGCTTATTGGAAAGTAGCAATATTCGTTAGTCAACGCGCCACTCTGCAATTTCTTCTGCCAGCAGCATTGCAGCGTTCAAGCCTGTCAGGGTTTCTTCAATAGCCTTCCTATCAAATCCAAACTGATATAAAGGTGAGTCAGTCTTGAAGTCCTGAGAGATGGCAAAAATTATTTGATGGAACTGCATAATTTTCATTAACTTTATGGAGTTTATTAGTCCAATCTTTCCAAGATTTGCATCATAAAAGCGCGCATAGTTATTTGGGATGTTGACTTTATACTGGTAAACACCACCATTCTGGATGATTGGTAATCTTAGTAACTCACTAAGGCCATCTATATATCCTCGGAAAATTATTATTTCCCTTAAGGAATTTATTTCGCTGACAAATCCAGCTAACAGAGCTTTTGATTCGTATTGTCTTTTAGAGTGCTCTAAGCGGTAGTTGGTTAGCCCGGATATGGTTGCACCAACCAATGCACCAGCTAAACCCGAGCCGGCAGCAATCAGTTGATTGATTGTAGTAAGTTCCATGAATGTCCTTTAGTTCACAAAGTTAAATAATTATAAAGTTGCCACAGAGATTTATCTTCACTAAGGATAAGCTAATCCGTATTGTTTATCTTCCTAAAGAGAGCGGAGGTTGAGATGAAAGACGGACTTTACCATGTGAACTTCAAGAGTAATCAGCAGGACTTTGGCACAGGGATTGTCACTGTCAAAGACGGAAAAGCTAATGGTGGGGATTTTGCATATATATATCAAGGTGATATATCAGATGCAGACGCACATCTTAAAGTGACAAGATTCAATGATCAGGCCACATCTGTATTTGGTCCAATCAAAGAATTTTACCTTGAACTAAAGGTTAAGCCTGTAATGGGCTACCATATCCTTGAAGGACATGTGCAAGGGCAGCCAGGTATGCAGATTCAGATTCATGCCAAAATGCTTGCGCCATTAGTGTAAAAGTTTTTAATTCAAAAATAAGCCGCCTACGGGCGGTTTTTTTATGGAGAAAATATGTTGGGACCTCGCGTCTATGACAGTCGCTGGAGCAAAGCCAGACTGTCATTCCTCAAATCGCACCCTCTCTGCGCCATGTGTCACAGTCAGGGCAGAGCAGTGGCGGCAGCTGTCGTTGACCACATCAAGCCACATAGGCTTAAGGAAGCAATCAACGGCGGCAAACAGGACGAGATAGCGAAGGCTCAGAAGCTCTTCTGGGACAAGGCCAACTGGCAGCCCCTCTGCAAGCAGCATCACGACTCGACCAAGCAGCGTGAAGAGAAGCGCGGTCACGTGATTGGATGCGATGAGAACGGGCTGCCGCTCGATCTACAGTCACACTGGTACAAAAGCATAAATCCCTGAGTCAGAACGAAGAGTTTGCACACAATCATTAATTTCCAATATGTTATGAATTCATTTTAACTGTTTGGACATGAATATATGTTGCAGCGTGGAGAAGCCTCAGCAGTAATGACTAAGCTCGTTAATGACTCCTCGGGGTATTTGGCGGCTTATGCAGCGTTAGCTTCAGTGGCTTACTTGATCCATAAAAAGGGAAATTTTTTGGCCTCAAACGTTATTACAATATTGGGGATGCTCTTTGGTTTCATTCTCTTTTTTTACTGGGTAGGACATGTGGTATCTCTTTGTGAGGGCCTACGCGATAAGCATCAGAGATCTAAGTCAGCGATGTTTCATACATCAGTAATATTGTTCACTTTTTTATTAGGTTATCCAGGAATTATAGCGGTAACCATTTGGACTGTATTTTATTCAATCAAATAAGCAGGGGTGGGGTGGGTTAAGAGTTCAGAGGTAATCGGCCTCCTGACCGCCCGCCCCCCTTTTTATGCACAACCGCGAAATGAAAAGTTTTTTTCTGGGAGGTTTTTATAGCCGGAAGACGACCAAAACCGACCCACCTTAAGGTCGTTACCGGCAATCCGGGGAAGCGAAAACTTAACGACAAAGAGCCTGCACCTGCGAGAGAAATCCCGAGTCCTCCATCACATCTCACCGATTGGGGAAAGGTTGCGTGGGGAAAGCTGACTGTTCTTCTTGACGGAATGGGCGTGCTGACCGTTGCCGATGTGCTGGCACTGGAAAGGCTCTGCGATATCTACGCCGACATTCTTCAGCTGCGGATCACGATTGCTGATGAAGGCAGAACCTATACGGTTCAGACCGAGGGTGGGTTTCTGATTAAAGCCAACCCGGCTGTTTCAATGCTGGCCGATGCAGACCGGCGATTCAAAAGCTACCTGGTAGAGTTCGGCCTTACACCGGCTGCCCGGTCAAAGGTGAACGTGAATGGTGGAGAAAAAGAAGAAGACCCGCTCAACCAGTTCTTCGGTTGATCCGGCGACGCAGTATGCAATGGATGTTACCAGCGGGACGGTAATTGCCGGACCAGACATTCGCGCCGCTTGCGCTCGCCACATAAGGGATTTGGAAGAGGGTCCGAAGCGTGGCTTGTTCTGGGATGTTGAAGCTGTAACGCGTGTCGTTAATTTCTTCGCGCAGGTTCTGAAGCTCAACGGCGGTGAGCATGAGGGCAAACCCTTCATACTGCTGCCGTGGCAGTGTTTCATTGTTGGCTCACTGTTCGGCTGGAAGGCGGAAGACGGCACACGCCGATTTCGCATGAGTTACATCGAGTCCGGCAAGGGTTCCGGCAAGTCGCCGCTTGCGGGCGGCGTTGGTCTTTACCTGCTAATGGCGGATAAAGAGCCACGCGCCGAAGTCTACGCGGCTGCTACGAAAAAAGACCAGGCGATGATCCTGTTCCGCGATGCGGTAACGATGGTCGATCAGTCGCCCGCACTGGCACAGCGCATCACCAAATCCGGCACCGGGCTGAACGTATGGAATCTTGCGTTCCTGCAGACAGGCTCTTTCTTTAAGCCGATCAGCTCCGATGATGGTCAGTCAGGCCCGCGTCCGCATGGCGCACTGATTGACGAAGTGCATGAGCACAAAACAAACGCCGTCGTTGAAATGATGCGTGCTGGTACTAAGGGCCGTCGCCAGGCGCTGATGTTCCTGATCACCAACAGTGGCCACGATAAAACCAGCGTCTGTTTTGAATATCATGAATACGGTCGCAAGGTGGCAGCCGGTGATTTGATTGATGACAGCTTTTTCAGCTTCATCTGTTCACTGGATGAGGGCGACGACCCGTTTAAGGATGAGTCCTGCTGGGGGAAAGCTAATCCATCGTTGGGTCAGACATTCACGGATAAATACCTGCGGGAGCAGGTGACGCAGGCGCGAGGCATGCCATCAAAAGAGAGCATCGTCCGCCGCCTGAACTTTTGCCAGTGGGTGGAAGCGTCCGATCCGTGGATTGACAGTGACACCTGGATGAACTGCGAACAGGAATTTGATCCGGAGGATTTAGCGGGTGAAGAGTGCTATGGCGGTCTGGACCTGTCCGGTTCACGTGATCTGACGGCGCTGGCGCTTTACTTTCCGAAATCTAAAAAGCTTTTAGTTGAGTTCTGGACGCCGAAAGATTCCCTGCTAGAGCGCGCTAAAACTGACCACGTTCCATATGACGCCTGGCTGCGTAATGACTTCATTCACGCACCACCGGGTAAGGCAGTCAATTACGGTTTTGTGGCGGTGCGCATTGGTGAGTTGGCAGCCAGATACGACATTAAGTGCATTGCGTTTGACCAGTACCGTATCAAGTATCTGGAGCCCGAACTCGAAAGCGAGTCTGTGAGCGTTGACCTTGTTCCGCACGGTCAGGGCTTTTATAAGGCGCAGGAGTCCGGGCTTTGGATGCCGCGCTCAATTGAGTTGTTTGAAGAGCACCTAAACAACCGGGTGCTCATCATCCGGCCTAATCCCTGTCTGCGCTGGAATGCAGCCTCTGCGGTGCTCGAGGCTGACCAGAAGGACAACCGCATATTTGCCAAAAAGAAAAGCACCGGCCGTATTGATGGCGTGGTGGCTTCCGCTATGGCAATCGGTGCAGCAGAGGATGCGGTGCTGGTGGAGAGCGGTAATCCTGATGACTTTTTTGATGACCCGATCATGGTAGGTATCTGATGAAGGAAAAAAAACAGCCGGGTCGCATCAAGAGCGCGATTGTTAACTGGCTTGGTGAGTCGATTGGACTTAATGACGCTGCGTTCTGGCAGGAGTGGTACGGCACAAGCAGCAGCGGGAAGGTCGTAACAGCAGAGAAAGCGCTGGCGCTGGCCTCCGTCTGGGCCTGTGTGCGTCTGCTGAGTGAGTCAGTTTCAACCCTGCCGATGAAGGTATACGTGCGAGCAGCTGACGGTTCCCGCAAGCTGGCGCTTAATCATCCGGCCTATCAGTTACTGTGCCGCCGTCCGAACAGTGAAATGACGCCGTCGCGCTTCATGCTGATGGTGGTTGCCAGCATCTGCCTGCGTGGTAATGCCTACGTTGAGAAAAAGATGATCGGCACCAAGCTGGTCTCTCTGGTGCCGCTACTCCCGCAGTGTATGGAGGTTGAGCGGCTCGACAGCGGCGAATTGCATTACACCTACACAGAGAAGGGCGTGCCGCGCATCATCCCGGTTAAAAACATGATGCACATCCGGGGGTTTGGTCTGGATGGTGTCTGCGGGATGATGCCGATGCGCACCGGGCGTGACGTGTTTGGCGCAGCGATGGCGGTCGAAGAATCAGCCGCAAAAATTTTTGAAAACGGTATTCAGACGTCAGGCTTCTTTCTGTCAAAGAACCTGCTGACCAAGGAGCAGCGCCAGAAAAATCGCGAAAACCTTAACCGGTTCGTTGGTTCAAAAAACGCAGGCAAGGTGATGGTGCTTGAGGGTGATATGTCCTATCAGGGCATTACTCTCAACCCTGAAGATGCTCAGATGCTTGAGTCGCGATCATTCAGTATTGAGGAAATCTGCCGCTGGTTCCGCGTGCCGCCGTTTATGGTTGGTCACGTTGACAAGCAGAGCAGCTGGGCGTCGAGCGTTGAAGGCATGAACCTGCTGTTCCTGACGAATACGTTGCGCCCGATGCTTGTGAACATTGAGCAGGAGATTTCACGCTGCCTGCTTAACGGCGATGAAGATTTATTCGCTGAGTTTTCAGTTGAGGGGCTGCTGCGTGCCGACAGCGCCGGACGATCAGCCTATTACACCACCGCCTTACAGAACGGCTGGATGTCACGCAATGACGTGCGCCGCCTGGAGAATCTGCCGCCGATTGAAGGTGGTGATATCTACACCGTACAGCTAAACCTGACACCGCTTGAGGACTTACGCAAAAACAACAACGCCGCAAGGGCCACGCTGTTGCGAGAAGTTCACAATGCCGTTTTCCCTGATATTCCTTTCGAACAATCACCGCTTAAACAGGCGGCTTAGGAGCAACCCCAATGACAGTAAAAAGTCTTCCGGCAGCGCCGGAGGGGCGGCCTTTTGCGCGCGAAAATCGCGATCTGCCGCCCTCTGCAATGGAGCGCTGGAACGGCGGTATTAAAGCCGTAAAGAGTGATGACAACAGTATTTCAGTATTCGACGTCATTGGTGCTGACTGGTACGGCGACGGCGTTACCGCCAGCCGTATCGCGGCCGCGCTTCGCTCAATTGGCGGTGCTGACGTAACCGTGAATATCAACTCACCAGGCGGCGATATGTTTGAAGGCCTGGCGATTTATAACCTGCTGCGTGAGTACGAAGGGAAGGTCACCGTCAAGGTGCTGGGCCTCGCTGCTTCTGCTGCGTCGATTATCGCGATGGCCGGTGATGAGGTGCAGATCGGTCGCGGTGCTTTCCTGATGATCCATAACTGCTGGGTGTACGCGATGGGCAACCGTCACGACCTGCAGCAGATTGCGGCGGACATGGTGCCTTTTGATAAGGCGATGAACGATATCTATAGCGCACGAACCGGTCTGGATGCAGCCACCATCGACGCGATGATGGATGCCGAAACCTACATCGGCGGCAGCGATGCGGTTGAAAAAGGTTTTGCAGATCGCTTGCTGTCAGCAGATGAGATTGCAGATGGCGACGACAGCCCTGCAGCTGCGCTGCGCAAGCTGGACGCGATGCTGGCAAAAACTGACGCACCACGCTCCGAACGTCGAAAACTTCTTAAAGCTTTAACCGGCGGCAAGCCAGGCGCTGCTGCCACCCCTGAAGGTATGCCGGGCGCTACCGACGAAATCAACCCAGAAAATATTGCTCAACTTAAAAACGCGCTGGCCGCGTTCGGCAAATAAGGAATCACGATGTCAGACGTAAATGAGTTACTGAAAAAAGTATCTGCAAAGCTGGAAGAAGTTTCCGGCACCTTCAGTCAGAAGGCTGAAGACGCGCTTAAGGAAGCTAAGAACTCTGGTCAGCTTTCAGCGCAGACCAAGGAAGCAGTAGACAAAATCGCCACTGAGTTTAACGCGCTGACTGAAGCAAACAAGTCACTGAAGGCATCGCTGGGTGATCTGGAGCAGCATGTTGCACAGATGCCGCTGGCGAATGCGAAAAACGTTATCGAAACGGTGGGCGGTCAGGTTGTTTCCTCTGAAGCGCTGAAAGCCTTCTCAGCCAGCATCGAAGGCAATAAGCGCCTGAGCATTCCGGTTAAGGCTGCGCTCCTGTCCATCAACGTGCCGGGCCAAATCGTTGCACCTGACCGCCTGCCAGGTATCGATCAGCAGCCAAAACAGCGACTGTTTATCCGCGACCTGATTGCACCGGGGCGCACTGAGTCCAATACCATTTACTGGGTTCAGCAGACCGGATTCACCAACAATGCGGCGACCGTCGCTGAGAACACTAAGAAGCCGTACAGCGATATCACTTTTGCGGAAAAAATCACGCCGGTCCGTACCATCGCTCACCTGTTCAAAGCCGCTAAGCAGATTCTTGACGACATGCCGCAGCTGCAATCGACGATTGACGCCGAGCTGCGCTACGGGCTGAAGTACGTTGAAGAGCAGGAGATTCTGTTCGGCGACGGCACCGGCACTCACCTGAACGGTATCGTTCCGCAGGCATCTGCATATGCTGCTGCCTTCAGCGTGGCGAATCAAAGCGGTATTGATGATCTGCGACTTGCTATGCTGCAGGCGCAACTGGCGCGCTTCCCGGCATCTGGCCATGTTCTGCACTTCATTGATTGGGCGAAGATCGAGCTGACTAAGGATTCGCTGGGTCGTTACATTCTGGCGAACCCGGCAGCGCTGACTGGTCCTACTCTGTGGGGGCTGCCGGTTGTCGCGACCGAAGCGGCTGCCTTCCAGGGTAAATTCCTGACCGGCGCATTCAATGCCGGTGCGCAGATTTTCGACCGCGAAGATGCCAACGTGGTTATCTCCACTGAAAACGCCGACGACTTTGAGAAAAACATGATCTCAATCCGTTGTGAAGAGCGTCTGGCGTTGGCCGTTAAGCGTCCTGAAGCGTTCGTTTACGGTTCCTTCACCGCACCTGCTGCAGCTGCGTAACAGCAACGGCGGCCTCCGGGCCGCCTTTCCGGGAGTTACTTATGAAACTGCTTTTGATTAAACCGAATTACTTCGGCGGCACGGTCGTGTCCGAAGGCAATACCATTGAGACCGACGAGCAGCATGGCCGCGAGTTGATTAAAAAAGGCTATGCAGAGCTGGTTGAAGACGGTACTGCTGCTCTGCCAGAGCCAGAGCCAGAGCCAGAGCCAGAGCCAGAGCCAGAGCCAGAGCCAGAGCCAGAGCCAGAGCCAGAGCCAGAGCCAGAGCCAGAGC